AGGCTCAGACCGCAAGAGATTTTCAGAAGCAAATTTCAGGTGTGTTTACAGAGCCTGCTGGCGTGCTGTCTCCACAGCAGCAAGCATTGATGGCCCCCAACATGCCGCTTGGCCCGACAAATGCCAGAGCAGAACTGGCCGCAAACATTCCACCACCATCTGCTGATGAATTGCTGGCTGCCCAATATCGCAGGGCTGCGCAAATTGCCACAAGTGCAGGCAAGGGCGAAGAAGCCAAAAGATTCATGGACATTGCAAAGGATCTTAAGCCTGTTGAAGAGTACAGCACGACACCTCAGTTCGGCACGAGTGCCGCAGGAACGCCAATATCTTTTGTCTTGAGCAAGTCAGGCAACATGAGGCTGCTTGATTTCACCCGCAGCCCTGAATTTAATTATCAGGACACTGGCTCTTACATCAGCGTGCGTGACAAAAACACAAACAAAGAACTTGAGCGCATTCCAAAATCTATGACGCCAGGCGAAGTGGCCAGCAATGTCATTGCTCAAGGAAACCTTGCAGTAAATCGTGCGAATTTAGGTGTGGCTCAAGCTGGTCTTGGTTTGCGACAGGCTGAATTTAATCGAGGCGCTTTTGACATCAGAGAGACAGCAGATGGTTTGGCTTATGTGCCAAAGGCTCCAGGCGGTGCAACCATGCCAGTGGTGGGTGCTGGTGGCACTCAATTGCAAGGCGCTGGTTCAAAGCCTACTGAAGATCAAAGCAAGTCTGCTGGCTTTGCCTTCCGTATGCAAGAGTCAACAAAAATCTTCAATCAGCCGGTTACAGGTGTTGATGGTCAACCAATAATTGATCCAGCTACTCAAAAGCCAATTACGCTTGAGCAGGCATTCGGAAGACCTGGCAGGTTTCAGGCAATCATGCGATCCATCCCTAGTGCTGGCCTGACTACTGGAGTGGCCAATGTATTTGAAACAAGTGGCCGCCAGCAGTATCGCCAAGCTCAAGAAAACTGGGTCACAGCCAATTTGCGGCCAGAGTCAGGCGCGGTAATTGGCGTGGAAGAAATGGAAAAAGAGATTACCAAATATTTCCCACAAGCTAGTGATAGCCCAGAAACCATTGCCCAAAAACAACGCGCTAGACGCGATACCGAACTAGCAATGACTGTGCGTGCTGGCCCAGCTTACAAGCAAGTTGAAAAAGCAGTGGCTGCAAGGCCACAGGCTGGTACTCCTCGACTTGTCAGAGATCCAGTGACTGGTGTTTTGCGTTATGTGACGGAGTAAAAAATGGCTGACAAAATTGTTCAAATACCAAACATTGGGCCAGTTGCTTTCCCAGAAAGCATGTCTGATGCTGAGATCATCAAGGCTATTCAGACGCTGCAAGTGCCAGCGGCTGCGCCAGTTGCTGCACAAGCAGCGGCTGGAAAAGTCCCTGAGTCTTTTCAATCAAAGATTTTGAACTCTCCAGTTGGCGGCGTCATTCGTGGTTTGCGCGACATTCCAGATGCTGGCGCTCAATTGCTGACCCGTGGCCTTGAGGCAGTTTCTCCAGCAGGGTCTGGCATGGAGAAGTTTTTTAAATCTGAACGCCAACATTACGAATGCTTGCACCAACTGGCAATCCCTTGGTAATCGGTGCTAAAAAAGGTGCAAGTTGTGCGGCAATGCCCAAGCCATAAGCTGGACGGGCCACATTCTGGATCGACTGATACTGAGGATTCAGAACACTGAACCCCATCTGGTCGGGGGCTTGCCCCAGCAGGCCAGAGACGGCAGCATAGGTGCGTGGGTCAGGCAGCGTGTTGACATCGCGCTGCGCGGCCAAGGCTCTGGCCCTTGCACCTTGGCGCTGGATGTTCGGGTTGCCAAAGAATGGCAACAACTCTTCGTCATCAAGCAGGGCCATGATTTTCCTTAATCGCCCAGCAAGCCTGGGACAAGTTGACCAGCACTGGTGGACGCACCTGCTGCACGGGTTTGCTGCTGCAATGCACGCCTTCTCAACTCATCCATAACTGGCGTGATGCTTGTCAAAAGTTGTTGCTGTTGCGTAAAACTAGGATTTAAAACGCTTCGTGCTACTTGCTCTGCAACATTTTCATTCATGCCTTGCATCCGTGGAACGAACTGGCCCATCAAATTAAGGCCGCCACCGATAAGATCTCCACGCATCAATTGGCCGCCAGCAGAAATAATCTCAGATGGTGCAGGCCCAGACAACTCAGCAATATCTTGTCCAATTGGTGCTGTTGGTGAGCCACCTTCAATGCGTGACCGAGTGATTGCCATTTGCCGTTCACGCTCAAGGTTTTTCACAAAGGATTCGTACTCTCCTTCGGAATTAAAAATGGTGCGCATACGATCACGCATTTCGCGTGAGTTCAAGTATTTGTTGGCAATGTCTGCTGTTTCTTTCGTAGCATAAATGTCATCGCGCAAAGACTGAATTGCACCAAGTCGGTACATCTGCCGTTCTGAGTCATCAGAAAATCTAGCAAGTTCTCTGTTAATTTCTGTTGGTTTTTTCTTGAGAAACTTTGTTGAACCAGCCTCAAGCGCATCGTTCAGCAAAGACTCGTCAGCAAAGGTTTTTACCGCCCGTCCATAGACAGGCACTTTTTCAGTGATTGCATTGAGCAAAGAGACGCGCAATTCATCAAGATCATTTGCTCGGTTTGTTTTACCCGACTGCCTTGCTTCATTCGCAATGCCTCCAACATACTTGTAAGCCTTGTCCAGCATGACAATGTCGTTATCTGGCAAGTCTGCAAACTGAGGCAATCGTCTTGCGTCATTGATGGCCTGTTGAATGTCTTTTGATTTCTTCAGCAAATTGTCAATGGCAAAAGAATTGACCTGCCCAGCACTTCTGGCTTGTTCATACAGTGGGGCAGCAAGCAAAGATCGATTACGGATAATTTCATCAGCTACCTCCCGAATGTCACGCGCACCCACTGCCGTCAAGTCGGTGATGTCTTGTGTAATTCTTGGGCCTGCACCTCTGGCACGCTCAATCAACATCTGGCGTGTTTCTGTTTGTGCGGCTTGTGGAATTGCCATTGCACCACGGGCCAAGCGCCGTACTGACTCACCAGCGTAGTCGGCCAAGGTTTCATCCTTTACGCCCAAGGCAAGGTTTCTTTGTGCCTGCTGCTGGGCCAGTGCCACTGGATCAATACCCTCTTGCGCCAACTTCTTGGCAATAAGCTCTTGTGCTTTTCTAACCGCATCTTGTGGCTGGGTCGGAGTGAATGCGCCTTTAACTGCTTTGCCCGTTGAACTTACCGCACTGGTAACCAATGGGGTTGAGCCGCCAAATACGCCACCAGTTGCTGCACCCAATGTTCCCGCTAATGCTCTATTTCCTAATCCACCTTCAGCGCCACCAGCACCAGAAACAGCACCTGATGCAGCGCCATATCCAGCACCGCGCAAAGCAATGCCGCCCAAAGTCGGAACTTTGGTTGCAATGCGTGCTGTACCCGCTGCAACTGCTGGCAATGTAGCGCCGCCAGTAAATGGTGCAGCAATCAGAGCCGCTGCTGTTGGAGCCAAGCCGCCAATCAGTTCACCAGCGAATGCTCGGCCAGGATATTGCTGCTCGTATTGCTTGATGCCAGCCCTGACCCTTGCCAACTGGTCTTGATAATCTTTGTTTGACAAAGAGCCAGACTTCAGTGCCGCCTCAATCTCATCAGCAAAGTTAAAGGACAGACCCTGCAAAAGTGAACGGCCAAAACCAGCTTCAACAGGTGGGCCGCTTAGTTTTCTTGAACTTGCGACTGCTGCCTCAAACTTGGTTGGAGTAAAGCCTTCAGATTTAAGGTAGCCAACAACATCATTTGCAGGTGCATTTTGCTCTTGCATCCTGCGAATGTTTTCCTGCACTCTCTCAATGTTGGAGATTGTTGCCATCATCAATTCCTTTTTAGAAGGTTGTATGTATCAAAAAAAGATTTAGGCTTTTTCTTTTTGTCTTCTTCAGTAGCACGGGCAGCATCAGCAGCAATTTGTGCTGGTGTTTTGATACGCTGGAATGGATCAAAGACAATTTGATTTGGATCCAATTTGTTTTGTAACGCAATGCCCCTGTATCTTTCTGCAATATCTTGCTGTAGTTCCCTTTGTGACTCAATCAGATTTCGTGCTTGAGCATAGAAGTCTTGTCTTACAGGCTCTGCCAATCTTGTTCCATCTAAGGCTTGGTTGTAAAGGGCCTTTACTCTGTCTGGAACTCCACCAGCATTTGATGCTGTGGCCTGCTCACCTTGCATCACAGTAGAATTCGGATCCAAAATTTTCATGTAGCCATAAACCATTGAGATATCGCCAGCCGCTGAAGGATTTAAGGCCGCAGCCTCAACCTTCTTAAACGCCTGGCCCAAGTCGGTAAACGGCTTCATTTGAGTCGTGTAATCAGCCCTCAAATCCTTTTCTCTTGCAAACGCTTTGCCAGTGCCAGGAATCAGTGGGACAGGGCCAGCAGTTGCTGGTGCTGGTGCTGCTGGTGCTGCTGGTGCTGGTGCTGCTGCACCCGCTGCTGGCACTGCCGCTGGTCGCGTTGCACCTGCTAATGTTGGGGCCGCAGCCGGTAGGCGAGGTATGCCGCCTCCACCACCGCCACCGCCAACAACAAAATAACCATCTTCTGCATTTCCAACAACTTGCGGAGCCAGAGTTTTTGGAAATACTGTTCCACTGGGAATGCTGTAAGGATCCATAAATTGAGTGCTACCACCCCTCTCAATGGAAACTCTTGGTATCAACGGAGACACACCGGTGACAATTTTGTAAGTCCCATCATCGTAGTTCTGCACCATGACGGGCTGACCAGCAGGCCCCATCACTTGCTGTGGCGCACCAGATGGTTTGGCTGCTGGTGCTACAGGCGCATCTATAACGCCACCAGTTTTGGTCATAAGGTAAAACTTACCATCCCGCCCTTGGAATGGTTGACCCACTGTTTCAGGCCGTGGGTTGAATCTTTCTGCCATTTCTTGGTAGCGCTTGGCCTCTTCAGACTTGCCTTGCGCCGCATAAATGTCGGCAATTGTTAGGTACTGAGTAGCCTTTAATTCATTGGCTGTCGGCTGTGGCATGGAGTCCATCAACTCAGCACGCTGAATAGTCGGGCCAAGCGGCATGCCTGGTACAGCCAATGCGGCTTGAGCCGTGTTCAGTGGCTGTGGCGCAGTGGTAAGGACATCTGCAATTTGCTTTCTCAATTGCTCGGCTCGCTTCGCCTCTTCCAGCTTCTGATTCATCATCAGATCCTGCACCGACCCAGCACGCGCCTGTTGGTAGCCCTGCTGGCCAGCCTGCAAGGCCGATCCAAGCGCTTGGCCGAGGCCGATGGGGGTAGTGCTGCGGCCACTGGCTTGCAGCAGTGCAGCAGCCGCTGACAGCGCTGCGTTTCGATTCATCAGCTTGCGCTGGTCTTCGTTGAACAGCGCGTCCAGACCCGTTGGCGTGCCGCCCTGCATGCCGCCAAACATGCTGCCGATGTTTGAAAAGTCAAAACCTGTTGCCATTTTTATCCCCTATCAAATTAGGCCAAGCAGTGCGCCGATTGCCGCACCCGTGCCGCCGCCAACTGCGCCACCACTAAGCCCAGCCAACTGAGAGCCAGCCAAAGCACCGCCAAGCACACCCGCGCCGACATTGCGGGAGTATGGAGTCGTTGTGCTGCCACCCAAGGCAGCAGGGTTAAAGCCAAGCGCTGATTGAGATATGCCCAGACGCTGGAGGCCAATGTTGCGGATGGCATCAAGCTGCTGCTGCTCAAACGCCTGACGCGCACCACCCAAGGCCATGACATTCTGGCCACCTTGGATGTTCTGCCCACGGGCGTATTGCGCCAATTGCGCAGCCTGACCATAGCCTTGGTTGCGTAGGTTGGCTGACAGGTCAGCAGCTTGCTTCAGAGCTGCGGCATTGGTCAGTGATGCCTGCACACCTTGGCGCGATCCACCAAAGGCTCTGGCTTGAGTTGCAGCCTGACGATCCCTGATGTCCTGCATCTGCCGGCTGGCTTCGATGTCGCCAAGGCTGCGGTCAATGACCTCTTGCGTGTACGGGTTCATAAACCCGCCAATTTCCTGACCAGTGAACGGGGTCAGGGATTGGTTGACGATTGCCTCCTCACCAGCTTGATAGAGAGGGTTGTACCCAGCAAACTGCTGCACAGGCAATGCACCGGCCACATTTCGGGCCTGCTGGACATTTTGTAGAAACGCCTCTCTGATCTGTGGATCAATCGAGGTGGATGTTGTTTGTGAGCCGCCTTTAGACATTGTGTGCCCCTTATCCCAGTAAAGATTTCATTTTTTTGGCAGGAATCTTGCCATCGTTGATCATGTCCAGCAAGCCCTTGCCATACTTTTTGACCGCTGATTTTTTGATGACATACTCGCCGCTGAGTAGTGCGCCATAGCCTTCGTCTGGGCCTTTGGGGTCTGGGCCTTTGAGGTGGCGCTTGGTGACCTTGCCGCCTTGTGCAAGTCCTTCTCCGGCCCCAATGCCACCGCCTTCGTTTCCTGCGCCAGTAGTACCCCCACTGTAACCACCGTCACCGCCACCGCCAGCATCTGGTGCTGGTGAGCCAGGCTGCTCTGCCACAAAGCCATACTGTGCTTCAGGGCTTGGTGGAATTGAGCCAGGCTGCTCTGCTACAACGCCATACTGTGCTGCAGGGCTAATAGTGCT